ATGAAGTACCTGCGTTGAGGGTTTGTGAGGTGTATGTCCCATTTAATGGATTCATAGTTGACATATATACTGCAAATGTTAAGTCATACGCCGGGTGTTCTGTCCATGCACCATCATATATTTTTGATGCCGTATTACCACGATTATACCGCTCCTCATAATAACCTACAAGTACTTGGCCAGCACCACTAACCGAAGACAACACTATATAATAAGTATAATCTTTGGTTAATTTTAAATGATTAAAATTAATATCTGTATTATCTCCTATTACAGAAGACACAGTAAGGGTGTATGATTCCATAATATTCATATTATTATTTGCTATATAAACATTAAATGTACCATCACCCCCTGTGTATGTTCTTATGTTTATATTAACCTTATCAACATAGCCCGTGTAGCTCGGTTTAAAAGACTGTCTTCTTGAATACCCATTTTCCAATGATCCTTGGTGTATATACATTCGTTGAGATTGGTCTCTAGAAGAGTCTTTTGCTTTAATACCCACACTACCTAAAGTCGTAGTAGTATCTATGTTTATTCCTGACCCCTTTCCCCAATCAGAAGCGGTGTCTTGGATTAGACTTAATCTCGAAGCAGAGGTCAACTGGTTTAATACTTTAACGTAGGGGTCTATTGGCTCACTAGCTAGGTTAAATTGACCGTTGTATATCTCAACACCTCTGTGGCTTAACCACGTGGGGAACCCTTGATGCTCTCGCATAGTGTTTTGGTACAAACAACCTATAACTTGTGAAATGCTGTTAATTATAAAGAACGGATCGGAAGAATCGTCTATTATCTCCGTTATTTCCCACGTTGAGTTCCTTTTCGTTACGAACAACCTATTTTGGTATAAAAATGCGCCTGTAATATAGTCACCATCTGAAACATTGATATTCTTTGTACTGTTATCCCCTATAACTTCGGGGTCATTGTAGTTGCTGTACCACACCGTAGAAGGGTATGTATCTGTCCTAAAATACCAAAGTCTGTTGTGCCACCATTTAACGAAATAGGGGTATGAGGGTACGTTTGTCGATATAGTAACCGAACCATGTACTTTATTGTCAAGTATCGTCGTAGTCGTGCCGTTAAAACTCCACGCCCACGTAGTACCGTCAACTATGTACGCCGTATCTCTTGCGGTTGTAATATTCGCAACCGAGGTAGAATTTAGATCGCTTCGTATTTTCGTACTGTTTCCATCGCCGGTTGAGTAGAACATCGAAGTAGAAGATTGTAAAAGTATGTACTCGTCATTGTCTACTTGCCTATAAACGTAAGAGTTTCGTATAAATTTAGCACCTTCAAGGGGAGTAGTTAGGTACAGCGAACTTCCTAACCTTCGGGTAATCAGTCCCGTATACCGCGCGGTTTCTATATTTAATACGTCAGGGGAAAGTAAGTCAGAAAGCATATCAGGGCGTACAACTGTAACCCACCCTTGTAGGCCATAGTGGGGAAACTCTTTTGCGTTAGTTGTTTCTTCGCTAAAAGTTACCGAAGCAATACAAATAGTTGACAACAATAAAACAATAGCTTTTCTCATTTATCCCCTTATCTGGCAGTCATACTTGCTTTCTTGTTAGTAATCATTACGTTTAGTTCAGATATAGCCCTTTCGACATAAGCGTCAAAGACTTGCATCCAACCCACAGAGGCGTTATCGTTCCCTTGATCTTTCTCACACATTGAAATAACGTAAGGTATTAAAGCCTTGTGGTAAGAAGAAAGGTATCCTATACTATCAAACGGTTCATCAGAATCCGCACTCATGGTAGAGGATATAATTGTATACTCATGTTTTATGAGGTTTGTCCCGGTATAGGTTACGTTAGGAGGTGGGTCTAGGCCTATTTTCTGTGTGTTTAGATTGATGTAAAATCTGTTAGGAACGTCGGGTGATGAGTCTTCAAAAAACGGTCTACCCTTATCGGAGTCTAGCCACGTTAAAGTAACTCGGTCTATCTCTAAGTATCTCGTAGTAGCTGTTATAAGCGGTATTATTGCTCTTGAAACCCTGTCAGTACCTATCCACCCATCAGGAAGCGAATACTCGGTTTGACTGGCAATAGTGACTATATAGTTCTGCGTTTTAACCGCTCTTGTGCGTCTGCAAAACTCCTCTTCCGCCATAGCGAACCTAATATCGTACTGGTAGTCTTCCCATCGTGGGTTACTTGAATCAGAGTCCCTTAATGTCAATCGTGCCTGATCCCTAAGTTGTTCTAAATTCCACGCATAAGATACCGAACAGAAACTAACTCCTAACAAGATTGCTATTATCAGTTTTTTCATTTAACCCTCTTACCCCTTCTCTTAAAAAATAGTTCGAGATTATTTTGTTCTAGTCTTGAGCTTGACGATGTAGATGGTGTCGGAGTCGGTGTAGCAACAAAGAATTCAAAAGCACCAATAGTCCATGGACTACTACGAGTAACACCTGCCATATCGGTTGTAAATATAGTCGCTAAATCTGTACCTGCACCAACAACTACTGCGGTATCTGAATTTACATGAAAGTCACTACCACTCGCATCAACAAAATAATCTCCGTTGGATGTGTCGTTTGTTAAAAGCGTGATAGTTCCCATACCTCCACCTTGATAAATATCTACTGTGTTTACAGTATGGAAAATATTGTTTGTTGCTATTATTGTTCCACCACCTCTATTTTCAGCGATTCTTTCACAATTATAAAATGTACAGTTATATATGTTTACGGTATTCCCACCTATGTCGGTTGTTATCGGTCTGCTCCACGCACCAGTCCAATCATAGAATAAACAGTTTATAAAATAAGTTGGGGTTCCTGTCCCACTATTATTTGCCATAAGACTCTTCATTTCAGTGTACGCACCAAGGACGGCTTTTAAAATACAGTTTTCTAAAACTATTTTACCTGCATTAAGATTCCAAAGAGTACACACATTCTGACCATTACCACTAGCAGTAAACTTAATTTGTATGTTCTCAAGCTTAACTGTCCTGTATGCTTTTAGTTTGTGTGCGCCAACCAATTCAAGTCTAAATTTAGTTGTATCATACATATCACCAGAAGCAGGTGGTGTCCAATCGCCAACAAGAGTAGGATAGTTTGTTGCATTGCAAGTCCACCCATCAAGATTAAATCCAGTTGTATCTGCTAATATTCCTCTACAATTTACAGTTAGAGAATCTCCACCATTGTCGGTTAGGTTTAAGTTCTGTGCTTCCCACAAACCAGTTGCAGAGTAGGCATTAACCCAAGAAGAACCATCACCAGTTCCACCAACAACATCAGTATCAATGTATTGAGTCAATTCTCCACCAAAACAAGGAATGGATATACCAAGTAATAATATGGCTAAAAATAGTTTTTTCATTTAACCTCTTAGTCTTTAAATATAGCACCATCTATTCTTGCCGAGTTAGAAGTTTCATCTGCGGTCTTACCATAGACTGGTTTATTGTTTCTACCTCCAAAGCTATATGCCTCACCGGGAACCCACATACGACAGTCCGAGCCAGTAGTTGAAAAACTAGAAAAATATGAGGTATAGAGCGTGCTTGTTCTTACTATGAAGTCTACGTCATTACAAATAGATGCTTCGGTTGTACTTAGAATTGTAGAACCTTGATCAACACCACCGATTGCTGTGCCTGACGTTATTGTTAGGTTAAAGTCTCTCCTATCTGGCCCTTTGTTTATCTTTTGAAGTTTAACACCAAACATACCTGCGTGTGCTGATACCGCAAAAAAAATAAACATTGTAAATAAAAAATACCGCTTCATTTCACTCTCCTTTATTCTTGTTGAATATATCTAGCTGATACGGTTGAATTTGCATCTGTCAAAACGAATTTGAACCGTTTGTATAATGTTATTTGTGGGTTATAAACAATCCATCTATCTGCTGTTAATGCCGAAACTAAAGCACCGAGGTCGTTTCCGTCTGTATCGTATGGCGTGTACCAATCATCACCGTTTAACGATAACTCAACTGTAATAGCTAAAGAACCTGCGCTAGTCTTAACAAGTAACGAAGAATTTCCTGTACTAAACTTAACCGGTATTTTGTCACTATAATACGTTGCGGCAGAGGTTGTCATTGCCTTTGATTCCCATTTCGTACCGTCGGTATCTTGTAATGATTCTGAATGTATAATATTTCTGTTCACTTAAAACACCTCCCTTGTCAACAAATTGGTGAAGAGTACCCTTTTATAGATACTCCTCACCGTTTCGTTTATCTTTGCTTTACTTTTATGTATACCTCGTAGTCCCTTGAAGCATCGCCGTCACTTGAAAAGTCTATCGTATTATATACGTGATTTGCCGTATAATCAGAAGACGATTCAGTAGCTCCGGCTACAATAACCTTGAAAATATCGGCAGTAGTGTCGATATCAATAGGTAGTCCTATCTTATTGCTTGTACCTATCTCAAATCCAACTTTACGTGCCGCATAACCTACGGAACTCCACGTGGCCGTTGCATCGCTTACAGTAAAGCTAACAACAGACAGAAACGCCTTATTGCTGTACCTTACCGTATGGTCTATCATCGAGATTGTATCAGATTCTAGTTCTCCACGTGCCGTATACCCTAAAATGGTTAGTGTAGCACTAGATTCCAAAATTGCATCTGACGCAGTAGACGTTGACCTCATAACGGCGGATATATTCCGTGCATGAATAGCATCGGTATAGTCTGCCTTTGCTAGTGTCCACGTAGTACCACCCGCTTGTAGTAAACTTATATTCATCGATCTATCAACACCGAAACTTCCAACACTCGCACCAGTTGACGATACGTAGATGTTTCCATCAGAAGCAGCTAGGTCAGTTAGTGGGTACACTATGTTTACGAAACTATCAGAAGACACAATCGCACCATTAAACGTCACCGCACCGTCAAATCTAGTCGCACCATCTACCTCAAGTGTGTTTTCAACATAAGCACACCCCGCACCAACTGTTACGTCGGGCGTTATCGTGTCTGGAGTTCCAGTTACTTCTATGGCGTACGTTCCATTGTGACCGCCAACAGCATAGCTTGGAACAAGTACAAAAGCTACTAACGCTATGCTTATTAATATATTTTTCATTTTTTCCTCCTCATTTTATTTCCTTAACCTTTCAACATTAGCAGCTTCAGGATCGTCAGGCTCAAGTATTCTCATTATCTTCTTCCATTCGTCTTGATACTTTTGAGTTGCAGAAAGCCATTTCATGTGTTTTTTGACATCGCCGGGTCTTGCTTCTTGGTACTTACTATTAGGGTTTCCGGGGTTACTGTGTCGTTTCCCCATCATCTCGTCTCTAGTAGGCATACCATCACGAATTTTACCCTCAAGGTACTTTACTCTCGTATACAATTTCGTTCGTTCAGTACCCTTTAAGTCTCTTGGCGCAGCTCGTTCGTTTAAGGTCTTTTTGTCGGTAGATAACTGCTTAATTACATAAGACTCGTCCATATTCCGAACACGCCTATACTCTGAACTTTTGTGAGTTTTAAGCCATCCCTCGTTGTTAGATATTCGCTGTCGCCTTTCCTGTTCCTCATTCGTTGTCAAATAACCTTTATGCTTTCTTACTTGTTCCTGAATACTCATCTGCCTTCCCATTTTTCCTCCTGTTAAGGTTAAATAGGGAGAGATAGGATACCCTACCCCTCCCCTTTTAAATTAGCCTACTAAATGACCAAAACAAAATCTCCAGTTGATCCACCAACGCCAGAAACGACAATAACCAATATACTTAGCAACAAGTGTATCGGAATCGCTGTCTTGGTTGACTTCCAAAGGAATACGATCATACCATTTTAAAAACTGTTTCATGAGGTTATAATCTATCATAAACCAGTTATTAGCATCGGTTAGAAAGTTCTTCCATACCATAAGTTTGTACTTACCTTCATGGAAGTTGACGTTATTAGCGTCGGTATTGATTTTTCCTTTAGAATTGATTATCTCAAACCCAGTTTCTTCAAGCCCAATAGGGACAAGGAGTGTATCGGGATTGATTGATATAATCTCTTGGTTATCTCCTCTAAAAGCACACATTAACTGGCGTGTAGCTTCAACAGAAGTCGCACTAAAAGCAGTTGTGCCTTCGTTTGACTGTGTTGCGGTTGAACCGTTAGTGTACGCATGGTCAGAGGCGCATAGTTCGCCACCTTCTGAATGTGTTACATTATCGTTTGAATCAGTAGTAAACGCTTCATTCCATACCTGCGCACCAACCTTTTCGCGCGACCGAACATACGAATGACCAATAGAAGCCGAACGACTTGCTATGATGTTAGTTTCGTCATCGTCTTTTAGTTTACGCTCTATCTTTATACCTTTGACAAATTCAGGGAACTCAATACGTGTATCGAATCCTTGAAAGGTGTCTGAATATCCAACTGTTCCTGTAAATGACTCAAAATCGTCAACCGTTGAAGCAGAACTAAACTTCTCGTACGATTTACCTGATTTTTTCATGTCAAATATTTTTGAAAGCATAGACGACTTGCTGTCAAACCTCGTTGCCTCATCGGACAACACTTTTACATTTGGCTCCAATAAATCTGGCCATTTCTCACTAGTATGCATTATATCCTCCTATTAATCTTTTAATTTTGAAATACTAACTTACGCATTGTTGTAAACATGGTCAAGCATAGCTAAATCTGAATATAACTTCACATTCGTTAGCCCGTCCGTACCTCTATTCGCATACCTTAAAGGTAAAAGTATCTGACCGTCGTGTGTCATCCAGTTTTTAACAACGTGCAAAGATATTCCATCGGGTACTGCCGCTGCACTTGTTAGCATTGTCGCCGCCGTGTTCAAGTTCGTTAACCTTGAGTTTACTGGACGTATCTTGATTATCCGACTTGAAGTAGTGACCGTTAGGGCACTATCCATAGTTAGAGATCCAGAAGCGCAAGCAACATTCTGACGTAAAGAACCCGAAGATGCTATTAAATATACCCAACCAGCATCCCAGTTATCTTCTAAAGAACCAATAGTAAGCGTGGTTCCGGTACTTCCGGTTGTTACCGCAACGTCATCTGACGTGCCTTGCGAATATTCTGCTAAATAAACAGCAAATGGATTCACAATACATTTTAAATATTTACAGTCCTGTACGGGCGTATTGTCTATATCGGCTGCTGTTGAAAAATCTTCACATATTGTACCTAACGCATCAACCGCTTCGGCAGCGCCACCGGTGTAAGCCGTTATAAAAGATACACCCTGATCAGCATTGCTGTCATCAGCAGTCGTTCCCAACATTACCAGCTCACCATTTTCCATAGAAGCAGCATCATATACTGGTACATCCCTATATATTTCCTCTGCTTGTGTTAAATCATAATGAAATCTCATTGTTTCCTCCTATATTTTCTTCAGTCCTCTTGTAAAAGATTTCATGGGGTCTGATATTTCTCTCGCTCTCTTATCGTGCTTCAATTCTTCCGCACTCATAGGTGGTGTTTCGTCATATCTCCACGTGTTTCCGCATTTTGCACATCGCCACCTTGAGAACATACCACCATAAACCTTTTCAATGAACTGTATATCATCTTTTATTGCTCCACATTGACTACACTTAAAACCCCTTCCACTACGTTTATCGTAATTGCTGTTATGTGCTTTTATCAGCATTAGTTGTTTACCTTCCAATAGTTCTCTATTTCACAATACGGACACCTCGAATGTTTGGCTTGGTTTACGGGAGTTCCGCACCGTTTACACCGTACAAACACCTTATCCGATTGTCGTGTAGATTCAACCGATTCAACTCCAGTTATTTCGAGTTTTACACCAACTCCTCTTGACGTGGGACTTCTGCTTAAATCTTTCAAGATACCTTCCTCATATTGGCGGCGTACTTTTCTTCCGATACGCCATATTTTCTCGCCATAGCCTTCTGTGCATCGGTTAATTCCTCC